CCAATGAAAAAAATTTTGTTGACTCTTGGGGACAGTTGGCCCGAAGGTGCTGAACTAGGGTCAGGAAAACGATATGGTGAAATACTGCAGGACGCCATGGGGTTTGATGAATTTTACAACTACGGATCTGGTGGTGCCAGCAATGAAGACATGTTGTATCAACTGCAAAATTATTTCAAAATCCACAAACCAGACAGTCAAGTTATTGCTGTATTTTTCTTAACTAATCCAGCAAGAACAGCACACTTTCCTCGATTCAGCAATTGGACCAACGCTGACACGTTTGGAAAAGAAATTTATATGCATTTTCACGCTCGTGAACACGAAAGCATGCGCAGTAGTATGACTGTGAGTGCATTACAAAAATGGTGTCAGAGTTTTGATATTGATGATTATTACTTTGCTGGTTGGGTACGGTACGACCACTGGTTGCCTGGGGTTGATCTAAACCGTATCTGGGCGCAGGGTCGAGAAACAGCAGCAGACTGGTTTGGAGTCAACGATCACAATGGTGAACACTTGGTCAATGTAGAAAACAATCAGTACATTCGTCCCAATTTTGCACACCCCAATCAACTGGGGCACCAACTCATTGCTGAAAAACTACAGGGGTGGATACAGTCTAAACAATAAATACAGGAACCGGAGTTCCTGATGCCAGAACAGCAACAACAATCACTGCCCACCCTGAAGCAAAATTTAATAGATTATGTAAGGCTTCAGTTGGGCGGTGATATCATTGACCTAGAACTAGATCCCTCACACTACGAAGCAGCCTATCAAAAGACCATAGGCACTTATCGTCAACGTGCTAATGGTGCCTATGAAGAAAGCTACAGTTTCATGCAGTTGGTACAAGACGTCAACATCTATGAACTGCCCCAAGAAGTCATAAGTGTACGTCAAATTTTCCGCAGAACGTTTGGCGACAGCTCAGGACCATTTGCATCAAACTTTGATCCGTTTGCGCAGGCGTCGATCAACGTTTATCTGATGAACTTCAACGTGGCAGGTGGCTTGGCCACATACGACTTCTATAGTCAGTACATTGAACTGGCTGGACGCATGTTCGGTGCTTACATGAACTACACTTGGAATCCTGTGACCAAAAAACTGCAACTGATCCGCGATCCCAAAGGATCAGGCGAAACTGTGTTGTTGTGGACCTACAATCTAAAACCCGAATTCAATCTGCTAAGTGATCACCAGATCAGCCAATGGATCCGAGATTACATGGTGGCCAATTGCAAAATGATCATTGGCGAAGCACGTGAGAAATTTGGCACTATCGCTGGACCACAAGGTGGTGGCAGCCTAAACGGTGCAGCCATGAAAGCCGAAGCCAAAGTAGAAATGGACAGCCTAATCGAACAACTCAAAATGTATGTGGACGGCTCACAACCTCTTACATTCGTTATTGGGTAAAATATATTATGGCATTGGTTACTAAGGAGATCAAATACCAAAAGCCTGAATGGAAAAGCAAACAACTTGATGCTCATGTAGGTAAGACATATGACATGGTAATTTGTTCCGTACCGTGGACCGAAACAGATTTGCCTCTTATGGCACCCGCAGCATTAAAACCAATTGTGGAAAAAGCAGGCTTATCGTGTCTGGCCGTTGATTTGAATGCTGAAATACAAAAATTAATAATGGGCCCAAATAGAATGAAATACATTCTATTTTTTACGCATGAAATTTTAGACAAATCAATCGAACAAGAAATCAATGATCTTTTTAATACCTTAAGCAATCAAATCCTACAGGTCAAACCTAAATTTGTTGGTATAAGTGTGTTTACTCATTCTTCCAGAGTAGCAACCAAACATCTATGCGATTTTATAAAAATAAAAAATGCCAACGTACAAATTTTAGTTGGTGGTGCTGGATGCGCCTGGTCATTGAATGACTCAACATATTTTGTTGATGAATTAAAAAAATCCAAGCTAATAGATTATCATATCAAAGGTGATGCGGAAAACAGTTTGTATAATTTTTTAATCGGAAATAAATTTTTTCCAGGCATCGATAGTAATACCTGGAAAAATTTAAACAATCAAGAGTTAGAAACTTTGCCCATGCCCAATTATGAAAATTATCTTTTTGATTTTTATAAGATAAAAGCATTGCCAATTATCGGCAGTCGTGGTTGTGTAAAACGTTGTACATTTTGCGATTATGTAACACATTGGACCAAATTCCAATGGCGCACTGCGGAGAATATTTTTGATGAAATGGTATCACAATACCAAAAATATAAAATTAGACATTTTAAGTTTCAGGACAGTTTGATAAATGGCGGACTCAAAGAATTTAATAAACTATGCTCGATGCTGGCTGATTACAACGAAAAAAATCCTAAAGAATCTTTTAAGTGGAGTAGTTTTTTTGTTCTTAGAGATTGGACTGCGTCTTCAGAAAAAGCATGGGAGTTAATTGCTAAATCAGGCGCGGTGCAATTAAACATTGGTACTGAAAGTTTTAGTCAATCAGTGAGATATGCCATGGGAAAAAAATACAATGATGCTAGTATAATCAAGCATTTTGAGCAAGCACAAAAATATGGTATTCATGTACGAAGTCTACACGTGGTAGGCTATATCACTGAAACACAAACTGACATTGATATTTCTAAGCAATGGTTGCGTGACAATACAAGATTCATTGATACAGTTTCATTTGACTGGGGACCTGGTTTAGCTATAATGGAGAACACTTATCTTTTTGATAACAAAATTAAATTAGGTATTACAATACCAAAAGATAGTCCAATGAAATGGACCAGTAAGCACAACGATAGTACCGCCGAAAAACGTAAAGCGTGGGCAGTTGAATTAAGAGAATTAAGTGCCTTGTTGGGATTTAGAGTGACGGCTACTCTAATAGATAATCACTATCTGTTAGAACAATCTTTGGCAGAAACATTTGATGTTTTTAACGAACATGTTATTTAAATTTGTGATTGGCTAAACTGCTCACACTTTTATCAAAATTCCTGCTATAATACAGCATGGACTTGATGATCGACATTGAAGGTTTGGCAACAGGCCCTGAGACCACAATTTTAACCATTGCGGCCCAGGCATTTGACCCTTTTGGCACTGGCTACTACGAGCACAAGTATTATGCCCGGGTTGATTTTGAAAGCCAAGCGAACCGTACCATTGAACAAGGCACTATCAACTGGTGGGCCACACAACCCGCAGCCGCACGTGACGAAGCGTTCAATGAGGTGGGTCGTATCCCCCTGGACCAAGCCTTGGATGAATTGCATAAGTTATGCTGGAAATGCAATCGTATTTGGATGAATGGTCCCACCTACGACGCCAACATTCTTGAGCATGCCTACAAGAGTTACGGCAAACCCTTGCCCTGGCAATATTATAAAATCTGTGATGCACGAACGGTATATAAGCTGTATCCAGGGTTGCCCCGGCCGCCTACCAGCCATCATGCGTTGGAAGACTGCCGCAGACAAATTGACATGCTACAAGCAACCTTGCGACATTTGAACATCAAGGAACTGGCATGATTATTGGAATTTGTGGATTTATTGGCTCAGGCAAAGATACTATTGCAGACTATCTTGTGAATCTACATCACTTCCGACGAGAAAGTTTTGCCAACACACTGAAAGATGCAGTGGCACAGGTGTTTGGCTGGGACAGAACCATGCTGGAAGGGCGCACAAAACAGGCTCGTGAGTGGCGTGAACAAGTTGATCCCTGGTGGGCCGACCGCTTGGGCATACCACACTTGACTCCACGTTACATTCTACAACAATGGGGCACAGAAGTATGCCGTAAGAACTTCCACGATGACATCTGGATTGCCAGCCTAGAAAACAAACTGCGCAACTCAAAAGACGATGTGGTCATAAGCGACTGCAGATTTCCCAACGAAATTCGAGCTATCAAACAATCAGGTGGCCTGGTGGTGCGTGTGGTGCGCGGTCCCGAACCTGAGTGGTACGATGCGGCTGTGAGTCGTAATCGTGGGCCCGACGGCAATTCAACATGGGCATTGAGTGGGCGCCGACTAGCACAGTTAGGGGTACATGACTCAGAAACTGCCTGGGTTGGCACTCAATTTGATGTGGTACTAGACAACAACGGCACACTGGATGACTTGTATCAGCAGGTCAAGCAACTTGTGTCTAGTTAAGCGTCTGGTTCAAGATCACCCGCTCGCCAAGTAATTTCTGTTCGGGCAATTTCCTCCACACAGTTTCTACAAACTGTTCTCAAGTTTCTCAATGCAGTATTGTTGAGATCTCCATCCACATGGTACACCAGCAGCTGACTGGTAAATCTCGCTCGAAATCCGCAACGATCACAATGTGATTTTTTTTTGTAGCCCTCACTTTGCCAGCGTGGCACTGGTGGTTTGAGTTTTTTGTTTTTACGTATACACACACTGCATCGAGAATGATAGTAAACTCGATCATACTTGTGATAAGCAATAGCTCTAGAACGCACATCACATACTTTACACATGG